AGCCTCTTGGCGTGCGCGGCGGCTTCATCCTTACTCGCAAAGCACCCACGAATTTTGATACCAAACTTGTCGCTCTTCTGCGGCGCTTCCGGTCCAACGATGGACAGGCACGCGTACAGTTGACCCGGGACGGTGAGGTAATCTTGTTCAAGGAGGGACATGTTATTATTACTAGATAATGTACCATAAACTTTAAACCATTAAAACAAATCTCTAATGTTTTGTGGAATCACATTTATGATTCGAGCTAAATTTCTTTCATAGACTGTACGAGACAATCCAAGGTTTCTGTACAAATTTGGACTAATAATCATGAGAGCAAGTCTTTCTTTCAACAATGTTTTAACATTACGAGGAACATTATTTCTTTTCAATGTTCTGATAATCTTTTTAATAATATCCGTCTCCTGTTTGCTAAAGGTGCCGAATGAACGCATTTGATTTTTAGCGTAGGCATTGGTGATATTTTTAAGATTGAATCCTAAATTTTTAAAATTTTTTAATTCTCTTTCAATTCTATTTTTATTTTTATAATTTTTAATGTGATAGTTTTCAAATTTAATTTGTGTGAATGGTCCAATTTTTTTATCGAGACTCGTTAATGCGCGTCTGTCATACACCTTTTTGACTTTACCATTACTACCAACTTCAGTGAGAAGAAAGACTTTATTTCGCACTTTTTGTGGTGACCTCGGTGTGAACGTGTTATCGTAGTAATTGGTGGCGTTATTTTCTCTCTGTCTCTTCAACGGGCTCACGTTATATTTTGCCATCAACGCATTTATGTTTACATTTTTAGGTTTGTTGTTTTCAGTGCCTCTACGTGCCGCACCTAACCACCGAAGTTCTTGATTGGTGAGATTTCTTCCGAGCATGTTGGAGATATCTTCGGGAAACAACTGTGTGCGAATCATGTTATTTGTAATTTCAACATTTGGGTGATACGGTCTCAAAATAGTTTTGATTTGATTGAAAAAGTTTCTTTCTGTGATTTCCACGTTATTAAAATTCAAACGACGCGCAAGGGGTTGTCTCCTCCTCGGTCGTTGTTGAGGTGACATGGGTGGCGGTGAAAGTAGATTGCGTCGGAGCTGGTTTCCACGCGGGGTGCGAGGCGAACCCGTGGGCGTTTCCAACACGCGGACAACTCTGCCCTGATTGTTTCGTATGAGTCTGTTGTTGTTCATATATCATATACCTGAGATAATTAAAAGGGATACAGCCTTACACGTGTATGGAAGAGCAGTTGATAGAAATCGTAAACACAATATATAACGAGCTCGGACCAGGGTATAATGAGTGTGTCTACCACAAAGCGATGGAAGTGATGCTACGTAAACAAGGTGTACAATACGAGAGTGAACGCATTGTACCCATTGTATTTCAGGGGCACACGATAGGAAATGTACGAAGCGACATCATCGTTGAAGGGAAGATTGTTTTAGAATTTAAATCTGTTCGGGCGTTGACGGATGCGGCTGCTCTTCAGACGCGTAACTATCTTCGTCTGACGAAACTGTCCCTAGGCTACCTGATAAACTTTGGTGGTCATCAGAAGCTTGAAGTTGTGAGAATAGAAGCATGAATGGGAATGCCTTGGCCATGACTTCATAACTTTGTTGTGATTCCCTTTTGTAGAGTTCGGGGTCTTTGAGACCTTCTTCGAGGATGTGTTTTGCGCGGTCTAAGTGGAATATGACTTCTTTAATGCAATAATCCATTACATGTCTAACTAGGTACACTCTTTAAACTACACTGTTGGTATAAACTCCCACTGAAGTTCTTGACATATTTTTTTCCATATCACATCTTGTTGATATAACTTTTGAGTGCTTTTCAACAATGGAAAAAATTCCAAGTACTGGTCTTCGGATAGGAGTTCACAAAATTTATACAACACATAACTGTAGGATAAAAAATTTTTTCTATCCTTTGGACAATTGTCATCAAATGGTTTTTGAATTTGTGTAAACATCATCCGCAACCGCTCTTCTAGGCTTTGGGGCATCTTTGGTGGTTTCACCCCATTGAGCATATTTGTGATGTATGGTGTGTGTTCATAGTATTTGTTGTATTTTAGTTTTTTCAACAATCCACGAACTTTCGTGTGTGTGATTTCACACATCTTTTTAATTTTCATCTTTTTGAGTTCCCCTTTCAACTCTTCTATGACTTCATCGGGAATCGTCGTACTCTCCAAGGCTTGAAATTGCGACAACCATTCCGAAAAATGATTTTCCCTTTTATAACTATAGTTGATAACTTTTGACGTTTCCTGTTCCTCCTTGTACGTCAATTCATCTGATATGAGTGTGCTCAAAACGAGTCCGCAGTTATCACACACGAGTTCACTCGCTTCATGACAGTGAATGACATTACTCAATTCACAACTACTACACCTGTCTATTCTAGAACTTTTCTGTTTTCTTTGGATGGAATGATTCTCAACTTCTATGAGATAATCGGTGTATAAACTCCCACGAGCTAACCCTTTCGTCTCTTTGGCGTTGAAGACGTTGTCGCTATTTGTCGTCACCTCTACATCTTCTTCGGCGTATTGGTTCATGTAAGGCATGCACTTGATGATGTATTCACTCATCTGTGATTCGTGCAACGCCTTGTTGTGAGGCTCTTCTTCTATAAGTCTAGTCCATTCATCAATTTTATTATTGAAGCGACTTAAAAAGTTTCCTTCCATAATAATGTAAATGCCGAATCTTTTAACTAATGTAATAATCTGGGCCTACGGAAAGTACAGGGATTTTTTTAAAATTTCTGATTACGCCGTTAGTAAAGTGTACCTGGAATATTACGTGGATTTGGATATGAAACATGAGATTGACACGTTTGATGATTTCTGGGTACACGAGAAGACACACTACTGGGACGAAGGTGAAAGCGACTTTTACATCGACGTCACCAATCGTGAATTTAGTGGTACCGAAGTTCCACAAAACGTCACAAAGACCATTTTCCGCGTTCACTACTGGTACAACAACGAGAGGTACAAGTACATCACCTATGACCCAGAATTCACATGGCCACCTGAAAACAACACGGGTGGTGTCTCATTCAACCTACCAATCACCTCCGCCACACTCGTTGATGAAGACGATAAACCAGTGCGCGACGTCACGAGAAAGGTCAAACGCTACGCAGGTCCAAAGGGTGATTTCCATGGGTCCGATGTTAAGTTGTCTGATTTGTTATTTTATGATGAAGACGTATTAGCTGAAAAGTATCCAAAAATTCAAATTACAAATGCACTCGGCGTTAAGAAAGTTGTATCTACACTGACTGGTACAACTATGAATCTTCGCTCGCCTTAGTCGCAAGATAAAACTTAAGATGGCCCAAGTTAGCCACATTATATTGTAATATCAAGAACGCTGCTTCTTGCAAAATCTGTACCGACGCGCACATCCCCGTCGCCTTTGTGAAAATGTTCAAGTATTTAAGTGAATAGATACCGTACACATTATCGTCGACATTCTCTATGGTTTCAATGGTCGTTTCCTGATTTGCAAAGTCCCCTTCACAGCTGAGTTTCATGATGTTTTTATGTCTCCCGATGAAAATGTCAGAACCGATATTTCCCATGTCTCTGCAAATGCGCTGGAAATCCACGGATTGCATGGTTGTCATGCACGCGCACTTGAGTTCAGGGGCTTCAATCTCATTTTCATCAATGTCCAGGAGTTTCAGTTGAAATTTTGATTTTTGTTTCTTTGCTTCCGAGAGTATCTCTATATCCATATATTCTTTGGTATTGATAGATATAGTGAGGACGTCGTTGTTTGTGATTGACTTGAGAAGTTTAAAGGTATTTGAGATGTTAATACCCGCGATGATGGGTTCAGGACACTCGTACTCTTCAAAATTATCAGCCGCCAGGCGAAGGTCCACGAGACTTGTTCTCGCGGTGTCGAGGGTAACGATGGAAACGCCTTGTGGGGTGAAATAGACATTTACATCGTTAAGTATCTCCTTGAGGACTTCAAAGACAGCTTTCACTGCCGATGACTGAATCGTCACTAACCTCATAGCTTTTTTTTATTAAAAAATGCGTTATTTCTTTATTTGGTTGTATGCTTCATTGACACTTTTATTTATTTTTGCCTCTAACTCTGGGGTCATCGCTGGCATCAGTGCGGACCCATACTGGTCCATTTCAAATATACCAACACCATCGTTCACGACATCATCGTTTTCCAGGGAGGTCATGCTACACGAAAAGCCACCTATGTCCATGTGATTCACTTCCTCGGATGGGAGGAGGGACATCAGCCAGGCTTTGATTTCGGCACCGACCAAAATCTTCCCATTCTTTGTGAGCATCGTCGGGACGCGTGAGATTTTGTTTCTATATTCAGGAGGGACACCTCTTTGGTTGATGTTGTGGTAGTGCACGAGTTGTTGAAGTTGTGGTCGCGCCTTGATGAAATCAATGAGTTCCCTGCTGTGCTGGCATTTGGGACTAAATATCAGGAGTGACATTTTATAATACAATGATTATTTTCTCTAAAATAATTAACGCAAGTATATATATATGAGGACTATCATCTTGATTATCATCGCACTCATTGCTTTCAGACTGCTTGTGCCGACTGAAAACTACCAGGAGCTCTTTGGGTTTGTTGGGTATGAAAAGCCCGTCACTCAGGTGAAGCTGGATGACCCTAAATACGACCTGAAAGGGTACAAAGAAGTAGAAACGATCGTCGACCACGACCTGATGGAAAAGTTGGTGCTGACGACAAATAAAGAAATCGTCAGACGTACAGATGATTGTTCGTACATCATCGAAACCACTGCGGTGAAAAAGTACACCAACGACACCCAGGATGTGTACAAGTGTATGTTTATGTGTGTGCGTGCGAAGGGTTTCGCCTTTGGCTTTTCCGTGGTCGCCACACTGTCTGTGAAGGGTGATGATGTCAGGGTGTTGTCTCTTCGCACACAGCCGATGGATGTCGAGGAACCGTCTACACTGTCTCCGTACGTGGAGGATGTCGCCAGGGAGTTTGTGGATTTCAACTTGGTCAAGGAAAAAGTTGTTCCGACGACTGTTGAGTTAGAAGCGGCTAAAGAAAAACTTAAATAAATTTAGATGATAGACATCCATGAAATTCGTAAATTAGATGTCAAGCGTCAAGAGATTAAAAAAGAATTGTATAAAAAAATTTATGAACAATTTGAAAGAAAAATACGACAACAGGTGGAGTTGGGGAGGGATAAATTTGTTCTTCTTCAGGTGCCTCCCTATGTGTTAGGGTTTCCAAAATTTGACAGAGAGGCGGCTGCGCGATACCTCAGCAGACAACTTATTCGCGGAGGCTTTGACGTTCAGTTTGCGGGGGATGTCAATCTTTTTGTGTCGTGGGTACCTAAAAAAAAGAAAAAAGAAAAAGTCAGGGAGGAGGAGGAGGAGGTGTATGAAGAACCCGAACTTCCAACATTGATAAATTTACGAAAAGCTGCGAGTGCGTACAGGAAGGGGTAAAATTATTTCAGTATACTGTAGTATGGACAATTTGAACGTACTTGTTGAAGCGAAAAAGGAATACTTGGGACAACTCTGTCTCATCATGGTTCCCGCTATGATTGAAACTTTTGAGAATTTGTACAACGAATCAGTCTCAATGTCCAAAGGAAAAAAGGTTCTCATTCAATTTCAAAAATTGTTGAAAGATGTCCCCAACTGGTCGGATACGATGTCCAAGCAACACGCAGATAACATCACCAAC